TAAGGCTGGGGCAAAGAAGATGGCCGAGCTAATGACCCGCAAAGTCTCCCACACGCAGGCCATGCGAGAGCAAAAGCAGAAGAAAGCAAAGTATCGGTAACCGGAGAGTCTTGCCATGCCTACCTACAGCGGCACTTACACATTTGGAATGACAGCGCTGCAGATAGTGCAAGCGGCGCTTAGGCTGACGGGGGCCTTTGACGAGTACGAGACTGTCCCCACCACGGACCAAGATAATTGTCTGCAAGCATTGGAAATCCTGGTAAAGGAAATGGCACAGGATGGCTTGCCCTTGTGGTGTGTGAAAGACGTTTCGTTCCCCACTGTCGTAGGGCAAGCCACCTACAATCTGTCGACCATCACGGGCACGACACTCCCACTGCGGATTCTTGACCAGTATATTGTGGACCAAGCTGGGAATAGCGTGATCCTCATCATGACCTCTCGGTATGATTGGGACACCCTTGGGCAAAAGTTTCAGCCAGGCATCCCCAATCAGGTTTGGTATGATCCTCAATTGAATGGCGGCACCCTCACCCTGTACGATGTGCCCATTGATGCCACCCACACCATCCACGTTGTGGTGCAACTGCAGATGATGGACGTAGGTGCGCTGACCAATAACCTGTACTTTCCACAGGAAGCCTACCGCATGCTCAAGTGGTGTCTGGCGGACGAAATCTGTCTTGAATACCGCACCCCTGCCGACGAGCGCAAAGAAATCAACGACAAGGCCACTGGCTATCGTGACAAGTTCTTCAACGCAGAGTTCGGCCAAGAACAAACCAGTGTCTTTTTCACCCCTAGCGAACGTCAGAGGATGTAATCATGGCTGACATGACAAAATCCGGCATGGGGGATTTGGAAATCACCTGGGCGCATGATATTGAGACTCGGGATGGGAAGCTGACCACCGATGCCCAAATGGTCAATGCGATGGTGGAGAAGGACAGCCAGGGGGTTTGTATTGTCAAACGGCCAGGAACGTTTTATTACAATCCTGGTGGACCTGTGGGGGTGGCACAGGGCAACCTTTTCATCAGCGGAACACTCTGGTGGATCGTGAATGACAAGTTGTACGAAAACGGTAACCCCTCCGTCTCCATCACCCTGCCTGGGCTGACTGTCTCTGACCATGTATATTACTCGGTCAGTGACTTCCCCTACGGTACTTCGTATTTGCACAATGGGATTCAGATGTGGCAGATCGTAGGGACAACCGCTACATTAGTGTCTGGAAACCCTACGCCAATGTCCCCAGGCATGGCAGAGCTTGACGGTGTGATCTATGTGATGGACACCCTGGGAAAGGTCTATGGCAGCGCATTGAATGATGGCACGACATGGCCTGCGCTGGACTTTGTTCAGGCTGATTACTGGTTGGGGCAAGGTCGAGGTCTCATTCGCCACCTCAACTACATCATTGCTTACTACAACCGGGGGATTCAGGTTTACTACGATGCCAATGCGGCCCCCAATGGGTCTGGTATTGCTCTCGCACCAGTGCTGTCGGCATCCTATACTACGGGATGCCCGAGAGGCAACACGCTTCAAGAGTTGGCTGATGTGACCTATTTCGTGGCTATTGACAGCGAATATGGCCCATCGGTGAAGGCCATGCAGGGGCTGCAATTGACAAAGGTCAGCACCCCCTACGTGGACAAGATTCTGCAGGAAACCAACCTGGAAGTGCTCTTCTCTGCATCTTTTCGTGTGGCGGGGCATCAGTTTTACCTCCTGCAAAGCGCAGTTCCTGCCTATACGTTGGTTTACGACACTGAAATGCAGATCTGGTCCACATGGCAGACAAGAGCCAACACCGGACTGGCCAATTTCGGCGGATTGTACGGTGCGACGGACGGCACTCAACAGTTCCTTCAGGACACTACCTCCGGCTTGGTGATGGTTGTGTCCCCTGACACATACACGGACGCAATTGGCACGATTCCTGTCTCCTGCACTACACCGAATTACGAGTGGGGGAACCTCAATTACAAGCGGTTCTCCTACATGCAACAAATTGCCGCTACCACAACCACTAGCATTAACATAAGCTTCACAGACGACGATTACCAAACATTCAGCACCCCTCGGGCCATCAGCCTCCAACATCCCCGCAAACAACTGCGGAATTGCGGAGCGAGCCGTTCGAGAGCTTGGGTGATGGCACACGAAGACAACACCCCGTTGAGGCTGTATGCTGTTAAGATTGCTGCAACGGTGCTGTCACGGTAAAAAGCATTTATTTGTAGAAATTAATCTACTTTAATTCCTATGGAAAATTCCATGAAAATTGCAATTGAGCCTTTCACCCTCGACCTCGCGGCGGAAATCACACCCCTTGGCCAAGAGTGTTGGGATGAATGCTCGGAAATCAAGCAAGATACATGTGCCTATCATGGCCAGCGTGGATTGCCGATTGACCCGCACAATGAACGATATCTTGAAATGCAGGCTGGGGGTTTCCTCGTTGCGATGACGTTGCGGGATGGTGAGGGGGTTTTGCAGGGCTATGCCCTTCTTATCACCTACCACAGCCTGCACCTTCGAAAAGAATTATGCGGCAATGTGGACACCTTCTACGTGCGCCCTGCCCATCGCCATTGCATGCCCCGCTTCATGTCGAGCATCGAGGCTGAGTTCCGCACCCGTGGTGTCAGTGTCGTGGGCTGGCCAGTCACCCGCACGGGGTTGCTCTTCAAAATCCTCGAAAAGCGTGGCTACATCGCCGATGATGTGGTCATGGAACTCAAGCTCAAAGACCTTCCGAAGGGGGAGTAATCATGTGCGTAATCGCCGGAGCAGTTGGGGCAAGTGTGGCCGGAGCAGCAACATCATCGCTCGTTAGTTCGGCTGTGGGCGGCGGGGGTGGGGGCTCGCAACAAGCCGCGAACGCTGCCGATCCCTTTGCATCGCAACGCCCACAGTATCAAACCATGCTGGCCAATCTCATTAACAACCCCTCGTCGGTGACGAGCACACCGGGGTATCAGTTCCAGATGGATCAGGCTCTGAAGGGTGTGGAAGGCTCGGCTGCAGCACAAGGCATGCTCAACAGTGGCAATGTGCTGTCCGCTCTCACGACACAGGCCGGTAACGAGGCCTCCACGCAGTACTACAACCAAGCAGAGCTGTTGGCCCAATTGGCTGGTGCAAACATTGGCTCTCCTGGCACGGCGGGCCAAATTCTGCAAGGCCAGAATGTCTCCAACCAGCAGGCTGCCAGCGCCCTCGGCAACCAAATCGGTGGAGCCGTCAACCAAGGCATCCAAGGCAGCAACTGGTATCAGAACTACACCAACCCTGCCAGCGGCTCCTTCAGCGGTGGTGACTTCAGCGGTGCTTTTGTCGACCCTTCTACGGGCTATTCGGGTGGTGGTAATCAGTACGGCTTTACCTTCCAACCCTAAGGAATCTCATCATGGCAGGCTTTTTGACAAACCTCGGGCTGGCCGCCGGACGAAACATCATCACAGGCCAAGAGCTTCAGCAGCAGCAAGAAGACATTCAACTGAAGAAGCAACAGATTGCGATGGGGCAGATCGCCATTGCCAATGCGCAACGCCAACAGCAAACTCAGCAGGCTGTGGGGTCGTTCTTGTCATCTGAAGCAGCCAAAGATGCAAGCAACGTGACGGACCCGGTGAAGGCTGCGGGGATGCTGGAGAGAGGCGCGCAGGTTGCCTTGCAAGGTGGTGATTTTGTCACCGCGAATACGATGGGAGAATTGGCGAAGGGCAAGCTTCAGGAAGCCAAAGAACAAGCCGCAGCGGTTGCACAACAACAGCAGGTGAAAAAAGAAGCCTTGGCGAATGCTGCAGACGACTACGCCGCCAACCCTACCCCCGAGGGGTACAAGGATCTGGCACGCAAGGCTATTGATGCGGGGCAAAAGCCGACTGAAATCCCTATGCCTGGCACACCGCAGTTTGCTTCGTGGCTCAACAATCAGAAGCTGGCGTCGAAAGATGCTTCGCAAAAAGCTGACTTCCTTCAAAAAGCCTATGAGATGGATCAGAATCGGC